GTCTAAAACTGTTTATGACCCGAATCAGAACATCATGGAAGCGGCTCTAAATAGAGAGTTAGCCAAGACGCAGTTTGAGAAGCTCGCCAAAGAAATTCGGGAAATAATGGTGTACCAATCTCCACCTGAATTGGGGAATTTGTACACAAGGGTGAACCAAATGAGGGTCATCATCATTGCTGAACAAGAAGAAGCAAGGTTGGCCCAGGAAAAGAAACAACGAGAGGTTGAATGGCAACGCAGAAGGGTAATCAGCGCAATCCAAGACAAAGCAATTTACGGGGTAGCCTGTTTGGTGTTCGTCCTTTACCTAGTCCTGTTCTTCAGTCTTCTAATAATGGATCGGAAAATAAGGTGGGGTTTTTAGTGGCTTTGGTGGCGATGGTGCTAGTTTTCGTGTTGCTGATTCCCTTGATTGGCAGCATCTACTACGACACCTTGGCAGTTCAGCGTGAGAGCAAAATGCAGATTGAGCGCATGGAAAGATTGCGCCAACAATTAGAGTACGAGCGTCAACAAATGGAGAAGCATCGTAATGAGCCAAAATAGATTTCTGTGGTGTGTAATCGTCATTTCATTGGCTTGCGTTATCTTGTTGTCTGGGTGTGAAGACAGGTACAGATATGTTTGCCAGAATCCTGATAAATTTGACCTGCCTGAGTGCCAAAAGCCCAGATGCTTGTTCACCCAAACCTGTCCTGAATACCTTGTAGCACCTGTTTTGACAAACAAGATTGAAGAAAAGAAGGTTGAAGATGTTAAAAGATAAATACACCGCTGAAGACATTGAAATCAGAATCTGGGGATTCGTTGTTATCTGCATAACTGTTATTCTTTTCGGTATCGTTTTTGTACTGCTTTATAGCTTAATTTTTGTCGTTCAGCCAATCAAGAGTATGGCGCCACTCGACATGGCTTTCTCTAAAATCTTGAACGACATCGTGCTTTTGCTAGTCGGCGGCATAGGTGGCATCGTAGGAAAGAGAGCAGTTGGTGCTGTATCTCAAGCCATAACTCCTACTGCAACTCCTCCTAGCCCCCCTGCAAGCGTTCCTGTCGCAACTGTCGCAGCAGTCGCAGCAGTTCCATCCAATGCCATGCCTGTCTGGGTGAACCCACCTTTGGATGAGACTTGGACTCCACCACCACCACCAACAGAACCAGCAACCCACCTAGAGCCTGACCATGTAAGAGAAGAGATTGCAGTGGCAAGGCGAGAGGGTCAGAATGCTTAACCCTTGGATAATTATTGGGGTGATGGTAGCCGTAGGCACTTCCTATGGTTATGGGCATCACAAGGGCTGGAATGACAGAGATGCTGAGATGCAAGCAGAGATTGCCAAGTTGAACGAGAAATCCCGTGAGACTGAACAGGCATTGACCCAGACATTGAACGACAAAGATAGTGCATTGAAAAAGGCTAAAAATGAAGTTTCTAAAAAGCAGTCTGACCTTAATTCCCTTGCTGATGCTGGCAAGTTGCGGCTTCCTGTCCAAGCCCCCACAAGTTGCATACAACCCGCCCCAGATGCCGCCCCTGCCACCAGAGATCGGGATGAAGCAAGAGACAAACTTGAGCGAGAGACTATTAAAGCTATTATTGCCATCGCAGCAGACGGGGACAGAAACACAGCCCAACTCAACTCCTGCATCGAAACCTACGAATCAGTAAGGGAGCAAATAAATGGTAAACGCTGAACAACTCCAACGACTGCATATTGGCATTGAGTGGGTTCCTGCTCTGAACGATACCTTTGCCCGTTTTGGTATCGCTACTTCACGCCAACAAGCTGCATTTATCGGGCAGTGTGGGCATGAATGCGCTAACTTTAAGGTGCTGGAGGAGAACCTAAACTATAGGGCTGAAACCCTGATGAAGTTGTGGCCTAAGCGGTTTCCCACCCTTGAGTTTGCAAATCAGTACGCTAGGAATCCAAAGAAGATTGCTAACAGCGTTTACGCTAATCGCATGGGGAACAGGGATGAGGCAAGTGGGGATGGTTATCGTTTTCGTGGTAGAGGTGCTGTCCAGTTGACAGGCCATATTTCGTATTTCCACGCTGGAAAAGCCTTGGGAGCTGACTTTGTGATGGAACCAGAATTAGTCGCTACCCCAAAGTTTGCCGCACTAACTGCTGGCTGGTTCTGGTCAACCCATGACTGCAATCGATTGGCAGAGAATTCGGATTGGACGGGTCTAACACGCAGGATAAATGGAGGCTTGATAGGTTTGGATGCGAGGATCAAACACACTAACGAGGCTTTAGAGATTCTTGGTTCTTGAGTTTTCCACGATTGAATATCTTGTGTTTCCTGAAGAAGTACAAGATAACTTCATAGTCAATGCCAAAGCGCTTGGCAATCTCTTTCTTGCTAACGCCATCTTTCCATAGCGTCAATGCTCTGGATTCGCTGATTTGAGTGGGTTTCCTGCCGCTTCCAGGTCTTGCGCCACCCTTAGTCTTCATTGAGCGCTAACCAGACCATGATGCAAACTCCTCCAATGGCTAATGCAATGCCTAGAAAGCCTATGGCAAAGATAGTAAAGATAGTTTCAAGCATTTTCACATCCACTGTTTTCTTTAAACTGCCTATCCCGCACCTGTAAAGCACGAACCGCCTCTCTAGCCAACTCATCTAATCCACGCATATGGATTGCTGATTCTTTTAGATAATATTTAAGAGCTTCTGATATTTCATTGTCTTCATAGACCAATTCAAGTGCTTCTGCAAGTTCTTCTGTGTCATCAAAAACCTTCAGTCTCTCAATAAGATATTCTGTTGTTTGAATCACATGACCCCCCTCATTTCCCAACCCGCTAGAAAGTAATTCCATCTGCCTTGCATAGCAGGGTTGGCGTACTTGTCATTAGTCATGGCTAGATCAGTATCTGTGTAGCCCTTTGAGGCCATCAGTGCGTGGAATACTTTTCGTGCTTTCATGTGTTCTCCTTTTGTTATTGCGGTTTTTTATCTTCATCAAACGACATATCTGGTGGGTGCGGTATGTCATCGTGAACAATTACCCCAAACTCATCTGCAAGAAGTAGTTTTTTGCAAATTAAACAGTAATATCCTTTATCCATTTTTATCCTTTTTAATTGGTTCACTCACAATGCGTCCACAAATCTTGCAGTCTCTGTGGAAGTAGCCGTTGTAAATCCAACCACTACGCGCCCCAAGGTGGCCTGTCTTTTCGCAAAGCCACATACCAAATCTGTATAGCCAAGGTTGGCTCATGTTGTTTCCCTCAATTGATAATCTTTAAAAACAGATCCTTTGCTTGCATCGCCTTTCCAGCACTCTTTGACCCATCCTTTTACGCCCGATTTATAGGTGCGCCAATGCCCTCTGACTTGATGCCTTCTTGGACTTGCGTGTGTGCCACCTTGGGGGTCGTTCTTAACCTTTGGCGGCTCAATCTCAATCGTGTGCCAATCAAATGTCAATGCTGATTTGCCTTTTGCCTGCCGCTTTTGATTTAGAAATGTGCGCTTTGGTGTTGCCCTATAACCTTGCGCTTGTGCATTGATTTTGACCAACACAGCAAGCACCATACGATGTACAGGCTTTACATCATCAATCGTTATTTCTTTGTCTTTTTGGTAAATCTTAAACCCGTCATCAGTTGCCATGTAAGCATAAGGCGGGAAGTATTTTCCATGCCACATTGAACAGCCTCCAACGGTCACAGAACCTTCGCCCTTAAGCAACCATAGGGCAAAATCTTTCCCCGCTGTATCAAGGCCAACAATCCCCGTTCTTTTGGATGGAAGGTGCATTAAGAAATCTGCTGGCACTTTCATTTCAAGAGTGCTTTGCATTTGACCAACATCAAACCAAAGTGCGGTTTCTGGTTCTGGCGCAAATCTGACAGCTTTTTGCACAAGCGGTGTCATGCGTTCTTCTCCATAAGTTTTGCTTGCACTGCTAACGCAAATTCTTCATCTCCGGTATAGGCTAAGTTACAAAGGTAATCAAGGTCTTGCTCAGTCAGCCCTACCCATGTGCGCTGTGGTGGGGTGGTGTAGTAACGCCTGAGCATCCACTCCATAACATCACGAGATATAAAATTCCGTGTGTTTTGATAGATTTCTTGCTCAAGGTCTTCTAATGTCGCCACAGGTTCTTGCTCAATCTCTTGCCCCAACCTTTGAACCTCACGCATGGGGTCTGCCAAGGCATCTAATTCACTCTCAACAAGTGCTAGTGCAATACAAAGTCCAGTGACAACAGAACCCTCTATCGTCCCTGTTACTTCTGGCGCTGGAAGGCTTGCACCAGCGCGGCGTAGTTTCTCAGCAACTCGCTTAAATGCTTCTTGTGTCATTTCAGCACCTGTTGTTCTAACACTGCCATAGCTTCTTCAATTTTTTCATACAGGTAATCGGGCATTCGGTGCTTGTCTGCATATGACCATGATTCAACTGCTGACAACAGCTTGATGATTTGCAGGGCTTGTTCTTTAGTCATGCTTGTTCTCCAACCACCCACACAGCTTTACCGCCAGTAGGCTCATATTCATCAAACTTCAAGCGGATGTACTGCTGTCCCGGCACACCAGCAGACTGCACATACCCTTGGATGCCCCAACTTTTTAGTTCTGTCACCACCACCATGCAAGCCCCAAACATTTCTTTGTCTGGTGTGACCTGCACAATGTCTCCAATAGCAATTTCATTCATTTCTTCATCCCTCTCACTAAAGCCGCAAACGACTGCACCGTGTCCCTACCAAACGGGCCAGCAAACTGCTCTATCTCACGGGCAACCTCTTCCAAGGTGTCATTGCGGTGCAGGTGAACAAATTCAGCAGGGTGTGAATGCATGTCCATGTGGGCTATTTGCTTCTTACGCCAGCCACTGATGTGATGCCACTGACCTTGCTTCAAGGCCAATTGTTCAAAGGCTTCATCCTCATCATTCATGTTCTTTCCTTTCAAACCATTCAGGTTTCATTTCTTTCAGTTGATAAAGTCTCAAAGGAGGAATGCCACTCTTTCTCCATTTGTAGACAGCGGGAGGGGTGAGGTTGAGAAGCAAAGCCACCTTGTACAGGGTGGTGTGCTTTTGTAGGTCTTGAATGTTCATAGCGGTATAGTAGCAACTATTGTCGGCAAATGCAATAACCCCACGACTAGATAAGGTATTTTACTGTTGTAGTTGACAATAGGATCTAGATCGAATAAAGTCCAGTCACTCCATGTCGGAGTTCAAAGGAAAACCAAATGAAACTTAGCGAATTAATTGAGATCAACACAGAACTAAACAAAGTGTTGGATGCCTACCAAACCCACCGTGGGCGTGATGCAAGCGTAGGCGAATATGATTCCATTGCAATACCTCTTGCAAAGATCATTGGCAAAACAAATGCGTTGGTTTGGATTCACTCACACAACATTGAGTTGGAGGTCAAATGAGCATTGACCAATACTTTGATGGCTTGCTCAATCAGCACCAAGCCAGCATCGACAAAGCTGATGCAGATAAAGCATGGCGTGAAGAAGAAATTCAATATTTCATTAAAGACTTTAAAAATGAAAATGACTGGATGTATGGCTTTAAAACCAGACATTACCCAAAAGTCAGCAAGGATCAATTTTTCTTTGAGTTGTTGGGCGACAGTCACAGTGCCTTAAAGCACCAAGAAGACCTCACCAAGGCTCTTGTAATGCTGTTGCAGGGTAACGCTACCCAGGCGGCTTGGCAGGTCCAAGAAACCCTTGCAAACATGATTGCGGAGAAACTATGAGCATCTTTACTAACCTGTTTTCTGGTATCACTTACTTCACCAGTGATTCATTCAAAGCCTCGACTGAGCATACCTATGTCAAGTCAGGCGACACATGGATATCTGATGAAGGCCAAGTCATCATCAAGCAAGATGATGG